ACAAAGTTCTCTAATTTCATTTTCCATTTTGCAATTCCAATAGAACGTTTTGCTTTATTTAATGAATAATATGCATCAAAATAGTGCCTCAATATAGGTTTTAATGCTTTTACAAGTGCATCTCTAGGAAATTTTGGATGAATGATAAGTCGTCTTTTATGGGGACTATTTGATATCATAAGTTTTATTTCTCTATACATAAGATTTATGGAAGATTTATTAAAAAACTCATTGAGTGCATATTCACGCAGGATAACTTCATTATTTATTGAAAAATCACTTAGGTTAAAATTGCATAGAAAGAATGCATGAAACAATTCGGGAATAATAAAAGATTGGTTTTTCATAAAAAAATAAATAGTATATAAGATGGATTTGCTGAAAGGAATATTGCTGTAAGGGTTTTTAATAGTGAGTGGGTCAGAAAATAATTCAATATTATGTCCAAGTGAGTTATTAATAATATTAACCAAATCACTGCAAGTAAATAAATATTTACTATTGTTTTGATAAATACAAATGACACGTGGAGAACCTAGTTCAATCGGGTTTAAATACATATCACTTTTTACTTGTAATACTGCCTTTTTTAATTTATAGCGAAAAGCAAATAGGTTTAAAATATGATATGTTTTTTGTATTTTAGTGAATACTTGAACAAAATCTTCTCGTATTTCGTCAGTAATAAAACGATTATCTAAGGTAGTTTTGAAATGTGACATTTTATATCTAGGATTATAAACTTGATAAGGTGAAAATAAGGTTAAAAATAAAAAAGAAGAACGATATGTTTTACTATCAATAACACGAGTAATTGAATACTGGTTGCTATTATAAGTAGGTTGTCTAAAATGTTCATGTTCAAATGTTTCTTTTTCTATTTCATTCTTTAACACCGCATTTGTAATATAATTAAAACTGTGCATTCTGATACCATAAATATATAGATTATATTTATGCTATTTTTCATTTTAGTTATTTTACCTATTTATTTTGTTATCTATTTATTTTTCTGATATTTCTTCCACGGAAACAGTTGAATCTTCCTTCTTTTTATTATCATCATTCACTCTATTATATAACATCTCATTATGTAACTTAATACTCTCAGGGGTTGCATCTTCCCGTGAATCAAAATCAACAGTTTCTTTTACACCTACAAGATTGCCTTCATCATCAATTGTTTGTGTAAGAACATTACCTGACTTCTCTGCATTCTTAATATTATCTTGAATTGCCTTCTTCTTTGTCTCGCGAACACGCTTCTCAAATTCTTGTTTAGCAAGTTCCTCATTCTTTATTTTTTCTTGGTGTAATTGATTCAACTCTTCCTCCATAAATTCTACACGACCCGTCTTGTAAGCATCTGGATCCCATGGAATCCACATTCCTACTGGTCCAACAAAAATGTCGTGATTTGGATCACTTTCACGAAGTTTTTTACATTTTAGTTCTGCTTCATCTTGTGTAGGAAAAACACCGCGAATCTTTAATCCACGTACCGAAGTTTGAAATGAATGAAGACGATTAAAATCTTCACTTAGTTTCGTTTCATTCTTATCAATAAAATTCTTAAAATCGTCATCTACAGTGGATGATTCTTCACGTAATTTGTTTCCCTCTTCTTTAGTAAAATCTTCCATATCCTTGATGACATCCTCAACCTTTAGGTTATATTTAAAAGAAATGAATTGTAGGAAATCAGAGAACTTTGTCATAGATTTAGTAAAATCCCATTGTTTAACAAATTCTTCGAAAAGGAACTGTTCACGCTTCTTTAGGATTTTTTCAGGAGAAACAAAAGAAAGGCATGCAAACTTTTGGCCCGCAATAGGGGTATCTTCGTCGCACAAGTCAACATATTTAGGATTCTCTTTGCCGTTTGGCAAAAATTTTCTCTCAAACCCAGACATTTTAATAGAATGACTGTTTTTTTATTTCTAAGTGATTTAGGAATTATTATATTTTTTTTTGTTTTGATATAATATAAATAGAAAATGGCTGGTATGATCGATTTCCCTGAACTTATCAAGCGTATCGTTAAGTACTTAGTGTTGGGTCTTATGGTGTCTATTGTTGCCATTGTTATCCCCAAGAAATCCCTTAACTTAGAGGAGGTTGTTCTTCTTGCCCTCTCTGCCGCATCTACCTTTGCTGTGCTTGATGTGTTCCTTCCTTCCGTTGGAGAGTCTGCCCGCTTCGGTCTTGGTGCTACCCTAGGTAGCAATCTTGCAGGTGGAATACGCATGGTTGGTTAAAGATAATGTGACATTGTTTTCACGTTTATAACTAGTTTATAAAAATTATTTTTATTGATAAAAAACTCTTTATCAATAAAAAATCATGTAAATTATTTTACCTTTTTATTCAAGCACATTGACAGAGTATTCTTTTTGTATGTGACAATTCGTCACCGTATACCAACTCAAGTCTATCCATATCAAAACGATTTCGTGTTTGTCTTGAATATAACCATGCCATTTGAGAACTTTTGTAACATCCGCATTTCTTACAGTTTCTGAAACCAAATGTTTTTTCTTCCAGTTTTTTTTGTCTTTTTTCATAAATTTCAAACTGCTTACTTTGTACAGATAGGAATACTTCCTTGCGCAGTGTTTTGTTTGTTTCAAATAAAGATGAGAATTGTTCGTCAAAACTTTTCATTATTTTGTCACGACTTTCACACGCTTTTTTTACCCAATTATATGAACCCGTAAGTTGTCGACGCGACAAACATATTTTCCAGAATTCTCCGTCTCCATATTCCACATCATTTGGACCGTTTAAAATATTACCGGTTTTTTCGCGATGTGTTTCAGAGACATATCGACTTTCTCTAGCATTTTGAAACATATAACAGATTTTGCGCATATGCTTTTTGTGCTGTTTTACGCGTTTGTCTTCAATCAAGAAACTCTGAATTTCTCTTTGGATTTCGGTTGGAACAGGAAGACCAAATATGCATAATTTCTTTTCAATAAAACTACTTAGGTTGGTGGAGGACATATTGTTGTTGTTATTGTTATTAAAGATATCTTATAATAAGAATATAAAAAAGTTGTTCAATTTTTCATAAAAAAGTGTAATTTTAGAACATTTCTAATACATTTGAAAATCAAATGCTCGGTAGAAATAACCAATCTAGGTCATTGCAAACTTCTTTCCATATTGCATCTTGTTCTTTCTGTTTCACCGCATCTTTTAAAAGTGGAATATAGGGTAAATATTGTGTTTGGTCTAATAAAACACACAATTGGTAGAGAGTATACGTATAGTTAAAAAAGTTTGTGCGATTTGCTGGACAATGAATTGCCCAAGGTTTTTGAATTTCAATAAAGAGAACACACAGTGTTTCGTGTAATTCTTCATTCATAATGGGTGGTTTTATACCAAAAATAGAATTGATATATTGAATGTGTTCAAAGTATTTGTTAAAACCTAATTTCCGTAAAATTTCACGCATTTTATCATAGGTAATTACCGACATATCTGTAATACGTTCCTTTTTAATACGATTACGGATAGCATCAATAACTTCATCAGGTATCTGTGTAGTCTCTTTTGCCTGAAATTGGGATAAAATTTCCTTAAAATGGTTTAGACGGATATAGGCAGTATAAGAAACTTCATTGGGTGGTTCTTTATTAGTTGGTTTGGCATTATCTACAATATAACTAATGAATTTTCCACACTGAATATTATTACAAATAAGAATACCATCTTCATCTTGTGGTATAAGTTCTCCCTTTCTACAATATTCACATATATCTGTTGGAACAACAAAATCCTGTATTTGAATGACTTCGTTATTCACATTTTTCCAATAGGTTTGGTATAGGCGTTTGGACTGATTGTATTTTCCACTATTAACATTGGATGCTGAATCATTTGTTGCCTTAATTTTAAAGAAGGAATTGAGAACATTCTTGTTTTGATTATTATCACCACTAGAAATCTTCTTTTTTTCTTCAAAATAATCAAAAATATATTTCGAGTTCTCTAATAGGTATTTTTTCTTTTGAGAACGTAGCAACTTTATTTGTTGTTTTATAGATAAAATGCGGTCTCTTATTTCCATATAGTTATCGATTTCATGGTCTTTTAAAAGAGGGATTTTTGCATTGAGTTGCGATTTTTCTGCGATTAATTTGGGTATGGTTTCCGTTTCTATTTTTTCAAAGGATTGCAACATTTCTGTATGTTTTTCATCAATGGTATTTTGTTTTGTTACTATTTTTTGTTTTTGATTCATATAGGGTTTTATAGGATATGGTTTCTATATGTGTTTTTTGACAGATTTTAATATTTTGGTTATTTATTATGTTGATTTTTAATTCTCAACTTTTTTATCTTTGGTTTAAGGTCTATCCGTGGAATTTTCGCTTCGCTTAAATCCATTTGGATACAATTCAATGGAAGACCCATATCCTTTTCGTGCATAAATGTATTTATGCCCGAATAGAGATTATTAACCTCCATTTCTAACAACTCATTTTCAACATTTTCATTAGAATCAACTGCATTCGATAAAGGGTTTTTTATTTGGTTAATTTCATTTTGTGTTAATCCTATCAATTTGTAAAAATCATCTTCTGTAATATCGGTAATTCCTAACTTACGAATATCTGGAATGTATCTATAAACTTCTTTTTCCAAAAAGTCTTGTCGATACTTTGTGTAATGACTTATAATACTGCCAATTTTAAAAGACAATATTTTTAGTATTAATTCTAAATTCTCTCCAAGAATATATGATTTATCGCTTCCAGTTAAACCAAGTTTTCCGTCATCTATAAACGCACCAGCAAAACTAGACTTGTTTGCAATAATAAGTTTTCGTTTACTTGCGTCTGGATGTTGTTTATTTGCTTTTTTAACCATTAATCCATCCTTTATTGTAAATGTATCAACTGTCCATAAATCTTCTAACGTATATTCAGTTGGTATTTTAACCTTTGTTCCAGTTGATTTTATGGTTTTTGTATTGTATTCTATTTGTAGATTTCTTGTTTCAATAAATTCAACAAGTTTATTAAATATATTATGGAACGCTAAGGGAATTGAATAATTCGGATTTAGAAATTCAATTGATGTCGTTGTTACATTGCGTCGTTTTAAAACCGATGTAATTTCTGTTTTTTTATTTTTGCTATTCAATTTATTATGCAATATATACAAGGAAATCGGAATATCGGCACTTATCATTCCTTTTGATTGCGAATTATCCCATAATTTCATCCAAACAATATGTTTCTCTAACATTGCGTTATGTAGTGAATGACTTATCTTTAACCAACTCAATGGATTAATAAACACTAAAAACCCTTCTGGTTTCAACCATTCAAATGATTTATCAATAAACTTTGGCCAAACAGTTTCGTTTTTGTCTCCCAACTGCTTTCCACTATGAGAACGAATACCACCTTTATTGTATGGTGGGTTCCCTAAAATAACATCAAAACCATTTTGTTTTATTCCCCATACACTTAAAATGTCCAATTCTAATGTATCACCTTGATAAAGGTTTAATTTGTATTGATTATTTATATTGAATATTTGATGATTAATAAACACGTTTTTTTTATTTAACTCACTCATATACAACATATTTTCTATGATGTGTTTCTTACGCTTTTCCTCAATTGGTATTTGTGTTTTTAATCCATCCATCAATCTCAAATAAACTGCTACTGGAAAATTTCCCATACCAGAAGCAGGGTCAAACCATTTGAAGTTAGGTTCACTAAAAATACTTTTTCCGTGTTCCTTAATATAATGTTTATCTAAATTATCCAACATTTCAAATACTAAAGACATAGGAGTAAATACTTCGCCATTTTCTTGCTTCTCCTTTTGTTTTGGTTTCAAACAACTGTCAATTAATTCCAATAATTCTTTTGGTTTATCTATTAAACCTTGTAATGACATCTTAAATTTTATTGATATATTATATATACAAGAGTCTTTTCTAATATACTTTCCTACAATCGCTTCAATTAATGTTATAATGTCTGGTTTATTCCACCAGATAAACGACTGGTCTTGAAACACATTCAATAATGTTGGATTGTTCTTAATTATATTCAACATTTCTAAAATATCTTTATGTTCAGTATTTATAGTTAAAATACAAATTAAAGGAATAATGAATGGTAATACGTCTTTTGTAAGTGAAATATTAATATCTGCATCATCTTCTTTTTCTTCTAATTCTTTATTACCCCCATTTTGTTTTATTGTTTCTTTTCCAGTTGGCAATTGTTCTTTACTTTCTTCGTCAAACTGAACCTTTATATTTATTTTTTGGTCTCTATCTGAAGTTGTAAAATACTGGTTCATCATTTGTTGGTCTTTTGTATCCATATCAATAATGTTTTCCTCAATCTTCCTCAATAATATTTTTAGGTTATTAATTGGGTCCGATTTCCAAATATTTAAAAGTTTCTCTACTAATTTGGTTTTATTTTCCTTTCCTTGAAATAAATCACTATCTATATTTATTAAATTGTTTTCTACCAAATAATTAATTTTTTGTTCTATATTCAAATCCTTTTTATAGACATTATAATCCAAACACGTATTTAGAACTCTGGAAATATTTAAATCTACAACAAACCCCATTTTTTTAAATCCACTATTTATTTTATCGTTTTCAGGATTGTTAATACTTTCAGTCATACAACGATACATCATTTGGACAATTTTATCACTTGATACAATATCATTAAATAGAAATACCACGTCAACAAATGGCAATGTAATTCCCAAAGTCAATTGGTTTCCTGCTAATAATATCAATCCATCTTTTCCTTCTTCTTTTGCCTTTAATTCCCAGTTTTTTATTTCTTGTTTAATGTCCTTCAATTTATATTTTTTTTTAGAATTGACAATTTGTATTTCATATTTTTTTAGGATATTATTTTTCATCATTCTATCTTTCAAATGTTCACTCACTTTATTAATGGTCATATTAATTCCAAAAGGTAAGAACCATAATTGACTCGTAAAATCTCCATTATTTAATTGTGTTCTGCTATTTTTTTCAATAGAAATTCTTTTAATTCTTCCAAATATAGACAAATCCTTATGTGGATAATCCTGTTCTTTATTACTTCCAGATATAAAATTCAATATCGTATCTACTTCATTCGGAAAATTACCACTTAAAAGTGTTCCATTGGAAAATCCATACGATGTATCTTTAATTTTATGTTTTATTTCTTCATATCTTTCACTATCCATCATATTTGTGATAATATGTAAATCAGGCATATTATCATAAATGCACAACACCTTTTCCTTATTTTCTTCGGTTAAAAATAATAAAACGTGTTTTCCATGTTTTTCTACCAATCCTTGAATATCTCTTTTTTTACATAATTGTTCGTCTTCAATATCCCAATAAAACTGACATTCCAAAGGAATATTCCACTCACTTAAAGGTTTCGCATATGTTGCGGTTAAATATAATTTTATCGTTTTTTGTGATGAGTATGATTGTAAAATATTTTTAGACATTAATGTTGTTCCGTGAAAATGGTTCTCGTCAAACACGATAAAATCTAAATTGAGTTGTTGTATTGCTTCAACTTTTTTTTCACATACATAATCATCTAATAATTGTTTGCTTACAATAATAATATTATTT